CGGGAAGTATTTAATCACAGAATACATCCTTTTAAACATATAGAGATTAAAAGAAAACAAGGTTGTCATGCAGAACATATCGGGGAAACAGATGACCGTGATTATCTTTTCGGAACATTATCTATCGCAGACCGATTTGAAAACAAATCTTACTTTATCTACACACTTGCACATGAAATGGTGCATCAATGGCAATGGATGCATTTATACAAAACAGATCATGGGAGTACGTTTATGAAGTGGAAAAGTAAGTTAGAGAAATTCGAGATACCATTGGGGGTAAGTATATAATGCCTTTATACGATTATGAGTGTCAACTATGTGAACATTCTTTTGAAGAATTCCGAACTATTGCAGAGATGGATATTCCTTTGGAGAATCCTTGTCCTGATTGTAAAAAGGGAGAAGTTAAAAGAATTATAGGTTCTACCCGATTATCCGATCCTACATTATTAGAATCGTCTAAGGGTAGGGTTAAACCAACTTCCGAATTTAGGGAAGTGATGACTAGGATAAAGAAAAATCATCCTTCATCAAACTTTGAGGTAAGATAAAGATGAAAAAACTGATATTTATCGGCTTGTGTTTATTATTTTTACTAGGTAATAAACCAACTACAGCCAAGCAACATGAGACAACAGTTCCATTATCCGAGATTTTGTTATATTGTAACACACCTGATTTTATCAAGGAAATGGCGGAAAACGATTATATGTTGGGATTAGCTGCAAGTGGTGTCGTTAATGACGACAGACATAGAACTTTACTATCTATGGAAATCCTAATGAATCCTAATAATAAACAATGGGCTATTATTTTTAATTACGCAAAGGGTAATTTATCTTGCATAATCGGGGGTAATAATATAAAGTTGTTCAAGCCCAAAACCTAAAACATAAAGAAGCCTCGTTTGCAAAGTACGATCAAGGAAATGCAAGCTGAGATTTAAAGGAGCTTAGAATGTTAAACTTAAAAAGAAATATATTATGTGTATTTTTATTTCTTTACTTGGGTGTAACTAATATTTATGCAGAACATACTCATAAAACAAGTATCGTTAAGAAAATCCTTCCATCTGTAGTAGAAGTAATTGCGGAAAAGGATATGGAAAAACTTGATAAGGTTTTTACAACGAAACCGAATCAACGTCAAGGGGGATTCAAATTTAGGAATCAACCTCAACAACAACCTAATCCTAGACAACAACCGCAAAGAGGTGGTGATCCTAAAAAAGAACCAACACATCTTGGTTCGGGATTTGTCGTTAGTCCAACAGGTCATGTTATAACTAACGCACACGTTATAAGTAATTGTATTGATCTTTGTTTAAAGATTACAGTTGTTTTTCATAATGAGGAATCACATGAAGCAAAATTAATAAATTATGATGAAGATTCCGATATTGCACTATTAAAGATTATTGATACTACAAAGAACTTTGACTATTTAAAGTGGGGAAAGAAACCAGAATTAGGTGGTGATGTAATTGCGATTGGTTCACCTATGAATCAATCTTTTACAGTTACTACAGGAATCGTATCTTCTCTTGATCGGTTCGTTCCGATGGCCGCATCATTTGTTCCGTTCATTCAGACAGATACTGCTATAAATCCTGGCAATTCTGGTGGGCCATTATTTAATGAAAATGGAGAAGTTATTGGTATTAATACTATGATTATAACAGGTAGTGGTGGTGCAGGAGCAGGTAGTATTGGTATTGGATTTGCGATTGATGGAACGTATGCACAGTCAGTAATTGAAAAATTATATCTAGGTCATAAGATAGAAAGACCTTTTCTTGGAATCATGTATCGTCCAGTTGAAACTAAGGATTATAGAGATTCCAAACACGGTTACGGTGCATATGTACAAGAGATCGTAAAAGATAGTCCTGCTTTTGGTGTTATCAAAGTAGGTGATATTATTTTAAAAGTTGATGGTGAGGAAGTTAAATGGAAAATGCTCGCATCAATCGTTAAAATGAAAACTATCGGTGATACTTTAAAATTAGAAATCTTGAGAGATGGTATGCATATACCATTGGAAATGATATTAAAAGGTAAATAATGAATAAAAAAGTGAAGAAGAAATTTCATCATTTAAACGATATTAATGAAAATGGATATGAACCATCTATCAGAGATGAGATAGATGGAAAGAGGGTGTATATCACACCAGCTGGTGATACATACCCATCTATAACCTCAATCCTCGGCAGTCAGTCAAAGCCGGGGATTGGGGAATGGAGAAAAAGAGTTGGTGCAATAGAAGCAAATAGAATTATACAAGATTCCAGTAAATTAGGAACTGCGGTACATGATCTTTGCGAGAGGTACTTATATAATAATCTCCAACCTACCTTCCAACCAGACCATCCCGAAGCGATTGAGGTGTTTAATCGTCTTAGGTTCAAATTATCAAATATTCAAAACATATATGGGTTAGAACTTCCTTTGCATAGTGATATGTTAAAAGTTGCTGGAACTGCGGATTGCGTTGCAGAATATAACGGTGTTCTTTCAGTCATTGATTTCAAAACTTCACGCAAGTCCAAGAGAGAAGATTGGATTGAAGATTATTATATACAAACCATGTTTTATGCAGCTGCATTTTTTGAAATGACAGGTGCATTACCAGAACAAGTTGTAATATTAATTGCGGTTCGGGACTCAACTGAAGTTCAAGTTTTTACTAAACCAATTCGAGAAATTGATACTTATATGGACAAGCTTTTAACTATTATGAAAGCAAATCCACAAGTTTTACAGCAATAGTTCCTTACATTTTAGTAGTTTTTTTGGTATTCTATATTGATGATGATACTTGACAAAAAAGATTCTATTGATGTTGCGTTGAAAATAATTGATTATTTCAAGGACTTCAAACGTATTGATGATTATTTTCGTGAACGGAAAATAGAGAGAGTTAAAGACATTCCTCTACCTCTGCCTGGTATGGGTAGTATTGAGGATGAAATGTTTCAAGATTATACAATGCATCCAATGGAGATGAACTTCCAAGTATGTCAAATTCCTTTAATCAATTTCGATACCATGTTGGAAAAGACCGCATCTTTTTCACCAGACGAAAATCCTGGCAAAACATTAAAACTAGTAGTAAAGGAAACCAACACTAATACAGTCGTTGGTTTTATTCGTTTTGGTTCACCTTTAATTAATTCTAAACCTAGAAACGATTATCTTGGGGGTGTACCTGATCTGGATATATTTAACAAACGTGCGATAATGGGATTTAATATTGTTCCAGTACAACCATTTGGATTTAATTATCTAGGGGGTAAGTTACTTGCATCTATTTGTTGTTCCCATGCATCTAGAAAAATGTTAAATAAGAAATACGATACAGAGTTTTGTTTGTTTGAAACTACATCTTTATATGGAAACATAAAGGGTGGAAGTATGTATGATGGTATGAAACCTTATTTAAGATATAAGGGTGATACTGAATCAAAGTTCCTATTGACGTTAGGTGAGGAAATATACAAAGAGTTGAAGGATTGGTTTACTGATAGGAATGATGGAGAGGAATTAATACATAAGGGAGCATCTAGTAGAAAATTGAAGATGCAAACTAAAATGGTTGGTATTGTGAAATCTTCACTAAAGAAACACGATACTAAAGCATATGATATGTTTGTTAAATGCATGGAAGATGCAACTGGTGTTACTACACAAAAAAGATTTTATATGAGTGAGTATGGTTATCGTAATGTAAAGGATGTTTTGTTAGGTAAGACAGATAAGTTAGAGGTATCTGATAATTTTGAGAAGTATGAATTCGAGAATGTGATTAAGTGGTGGAAGAAATATGCAACTAAAAGATATGATAAGTTAGTTAAAGAGAATAGGTTGCGTACTAAGTTAGAAGTTTGGAATTCAAAAACCATGAAGGAGATTGATATAATAAGATGAAACAAGTAAATAAAAAACAAATTAATGAGTGGGGTGGTGATTTTTCTGATAGAAAGAATAACTTTGATGATAGTCCTGATGTTAGGGCATTTATTAAACATACTCTAAATGATACGAAATTGCAACAATATCTATTAAATTACATACCAGATGGTATAGCTTGTAAATGGCAATATCATCCAGACGATAAATATGGAATTGATGTTGCGTTGGTAGATGAAACAGGTAAAAAACATTTACTTATTGATTTAGAAAGATGGAAACAATGGGATGATGAATGGCCTGATAAGTATAAGTATATCTCTTTTCTTGCAAGAAAAAGTCATTTCTTAGAAGAAACTGTACCATTCCTTATGGTATTCATGTCGAATAGACTTAATAAACTTCTCATAGTGGATAAAGAATCAATAAAAAAATATGAGATAGTTGATAAGGATTTTGTGAAATGGGGTAAAAAGGATAAGGTAAGAAAGTTGGAATTTAATGAAGGTAATTTATTTGGAACTAATACTACTGATCTAGAAAGAAATCTTTTCGGATGAAAATTACTATTGCAAGATTACGTTCAAACGTAAAATATAATGGGCCATTAGAAACCGTATTGGATAGTTTTTTTGAGAACTATGTAAGATGGATGAATAACAATCCACAATATGAATATGATACTTATAATGTTTCCTTTTATAGTGATGATAGACCCAAGAGAACTCCCGAATCAATTAAAGATGCAGATGTAATAGTAATCCCTAGTGATTCAGAATTTCGTTATCATGGGGAATTGCAAATGAATCCAAAAGACCTTGCGAAGTCTGAATCTCATATAGATAATATAAGACCATATTTTGAAGGTAAGAAGGTTATTATGTGGAGATCGGATAGAGGTGATACCGAAGAATTATATAGGACAGAAACTTTAAAGGGTGTTGATTTAGATTCATTTCATACTATTGATGAAATAGATTTCTCAGGAAATATTCATGGTATGAAATATCATTTTATACAGACCCTAACAAACCCTCTTGCAGATATGATGGGTAATGAAAAAACTATTGATTTTGCGTATTGGGGTAGAATGAAACATGGACACGATAGAGAAAAAACTATTCGTAAAATTTATAGGGATAAAGATATTTCCACAGTATTAGTTGGTGGATTTCCTTCTGGTGTAAAGAGACAGTCTGCATGGATTAAAGATTGGAAACAATTATATCCAATGTTGAAACCTGCTAGATGTACTTTGTGTTTTAATTGGTTAGACCCAAAAGCTACTACCTCTAGGTATCCCGAAGCTTTATCTATTGGTATGGTGCCGTTTGTTTGGAGAGATTATGATAGCAATAATACATATAACATTGATTCATGGCAAAGAGTAAATACCTTTGAGGAATTTAAGGATAAGGTCATGTCTTTGGATGATTCAAAGGTTGACGAGTATAGAGAGAATTATAAGAAAGTTTTACTTTCAGAGGATCAATATTATGAAAAGTTTAGTGAAATGATGGATGGATTTTTAAATGATTGATAGAATTTATATTCCAACTTTAGGTAGAAGTCATAATCAAATTACATTTGACAATATGACAAAGAACGCACAAGAAATAACTCGACTTGTGGTACAACCTAAAGAACAAGATTTATATCCAAATTATCCAATAATTGTTTTACCTGACAATGATATTGGAATTACTGCAACTAGACGTTGGATATATAATTACGCAAGATGTCAAAAATATGGTGTTTTTGATGATGATCTTAAATTTATTGAAAGAACACCTAATGGGGAGAAATCTAAGAAACCAGTAGATTCGGATGGTTGGGATTACCTTATAAATACTACAAGTGATTGGTTAGATGATTTCCCTTTTTCTGGATTTCGTCAAGGAAATTTGCCACCTACAGGAGTTGAGTATATAGATTCTGCTGCTGTTAATTGTGGTTTCTTTTTCAATGATAATTTATTACCAAGTGATGAAGAACTTGATTGGTCATTACCTGTATGTGAAGATATACATATGGTTTTACAGTTCTTTAAAATGGGTTTCAATAATCGTGTATGGGATCGGTTTGGGTATATAAGTAAAATATTAGTAGAGGGTGGATGTAATGAATGGAGAACTTTAGAACTTATTAATGATACACACGCAAAACTTATTGAGATGTACCCTAATTATGTTTCATGGAATGGGATTAGAGAAAACGTAATGGGTGGTGATTTTAAAAAGATTAAGATAAAATGGAAAAAGATGTTTACTGATAATCAAGGTTCTACATTAGAGAATTTTATAGGGGAATAGATATGGCAGATAAACAAGAAGTAAATATTTCAGATTATGATGAATTTGATTTTGGATTTTCAACTGTTGATGAAGCAGAGGTTGAAGAATTTGAATCAAAAGTTCGATCAAAAGTTGCGGAAGAAAGTGCAAGTATCTCAAATGATCTTGAACAAAAGATTAATAAACTTTTAGAAATAAGAAGTGGTGATACTTCTAAAGTGCAAGAATTGGAAAAGAAACGTAAGGATGACTTAATAAATGTAGAAAAGATCATTATGCCATTATTGAGGAATCTACAAAAGAATCCTGACGACATCTATATAAAATGGCCAAATAGGAAGGATGTAATCGAAAAACAAATAAAAAAGATTGTCGCAATTACTAGGAGTTAATCTTATGGACTTTGTAACTATTACTAATGATGCAGATTTACAAGTGAAAACTTTGTTAAATTCGTTACCTGATGATGTTGGGTTACGACTCGCAGTAAAAGGTGGTGGTTGTTCGGGTTTGTCTTATGATTTACAATTTGGTAATGAAGAAGAAAATGATACTATCTTGGAAAAGGATGGTTATAGTGTTTACATAGATCAAAAGAGTATGATCTATCTTAAAGGAATGTCCTTAGACTTTGATTCAAGTTTACAAGGAAAGGGTTTTGTTTTTGTTAATCCCAATGCAACTCAAACTTGTGGTTGTGGGGAGAGTTTTTCAATGACTTAAATAAGGAGTTTATTATGTCTATTTTATTAATGATTGTTGGATTGACGTTTGGTTCTTATTTAATCGAACCAGACTTGTTTAAAGAAGAAACCTATGTTGCAATATCTAAACATGAAACATTAAAACAATGTAAAGTAGTACAAAAAGAAAAACAAATATGTGTTGGTGATGAACCATCCTTTTTATATGTAAGGAGTGAATGATGATATATAAAAATTATGTTGGTGGTGTGTGGGTTGAGAGTGCAACTGGAAAAACTTTTGAAAATAAAGACCCTGCACACAAAGACAATGTTATTGCAGAATTTCAAGACTCTGCAAAGGTGGATGTTGATCGTGCGGTTGAATCCGCACATGACTCATTACGGATGTGGAAAAACACACCCGCCCCTAAACGTGGGGAAATCTTATATAAAGCTTCAGAACTACTTATTCGGGATAAAGAGTGTATTGCAAAACAAATGACTCAAGAAATGGGTAAACCTCTTGCAGAGACTAGAGGTGATGTTCAAGAAGCAATCGACATGGGGTTCTATGCGGCGGGTGAAGGTAGAAGAATGGCAGGTGAAGTAGTTCCTTCCGAATTAGAAAATAAATGGTGTATGTCTCGAAAAGAACCGATTGGAGTTATCGGTGCAATTACGCCATGGAACTTCCCTATCGCAATACCATCATGGAAAGCTTTTCCCGCTTTAGTTGCTGGGAATACAATGGTTATTAAACCTGCTGAAGATACGCCTTGGTCAGTAATCAAACTTGCAGAGATTTTCCATGAAGCTGGATTACCTGCTGGAGTTTTCAATGTTGTAACTGGATATGGCCCAACTGCTGGTGAACCTCTACTTACTAACGATAAAGTAAAAATGATTTCTTTTACAGGATCAACTGCAACTGGAAAGATTGTTGCGACAACTTGTGCATCTCACATGAAACCGTACTCACTTGAAATGGGTGGGAAAAATGGTATCGTTATTATGGATGATGCAGATATTGATCTTGCAGTAGAAGGGGTTGTATGGGGTGCGTTTGGTACTACTGGTCAACGGTGTACTGCGTGTTCTAGAGTAATGGTACATGAAAACGTGCATGATGAGTTTATAGAGAGGTTAGTATGGCAAACTAAACATTTATCTCTTGGTGATGGTACTAAAGAAAAGACAGACGTAGGGCCATTAATCAACGTAAAAGCTTTAAACAAGGTAAACTTGTACGTTGAAGAAGCAAAATCAAGAGGACTTGAACCACTAATAGGTGGTACAACTTGTTTACAACCTAATGAAGATTGTGATGGATGGTTTTATGAACCAACTGTTTTTGATAATGTAGATATTAATGACAAATTGATGCAAGAAGAAATATTCGGCCCTGTTGTTTGTGTTACGACATTTAGTAATACAAACGAAGGTATTTGGATGGTTAATAATACTGGTTACGGATTATCTAGTGCATTATATTCTAGTGATGTTAATACTGCATTTCGTTTTTTCAATGAAGTAGAAACAGGAATGGTTTATGTTAATGCATCAACGATTGGTGCAGAAATTCAGTTACCTTTTGGTGGTATTAAAGGAACTGGTAATGGCCATAGAGATGCTGGTAGTTCTATGATTGATAACTGTACAGAGTGGAAATCATGCATGGTTGACTACTCTGGTAAAGTGCAAAAAGCACAAATAGATCACTAAGGAGAAAAAAATGGCAACAATAATTACTGACGAATGTATTAATTGTGCAGTATGCGAACCCGAATGTCCTAATGAAGCAATTTCAGAGGGAGAGGATTTTTATGAAATAGACCCTGAGTTGTGTACAGAATGTGTCGGATTTCATGGGGAAGAAGCTTGTCAAGAGGTATGTCCTGTTGACTGTTGTATACCTGATGAGGATATAGTAGAAACGGAAGAAGTTTTATTAGCAAGAGCTATTGCGTTACATCCAGATCAGGAGTTTCCGAAAATAGAAGAATTGAATGAAACAACATCAATATTTCATAATCCTAATAGAAAGAACGCAAACTTGTAATGTTCTTTAAAACTATTATAATTGTATTGATGTTGTCGGGTGGCAAAGCTTATGTTGATGTTCCATACAAGGGTTATCCTGATATTAAAGCTTTATTTTTGAACGAATATCATTGTGAAGAAGTTAAAACTAACAACGAACAATGTGTTCGTATCAATAAAGAATATGTAGGTTTAATAGAAAGGAAATAAAATGACTGATTATTATTTAGATAATCCTGACCATCCTTTGAATGGAAAGTTCCGTTCTGAAAAGGATTGGGGAACTGATATTTTTGCAATTAATTTTAATTTACCAGAAGAAACTAGGTATAGTTTAATTAAAACTATTGCGAAACACGCATATCAGGAATATGATGATTATAGACCTGATGGTAGGAATAGTGGATATTCCAGTAGACATCATTATAATATGTTTGGAACGCCTGAATGGAAAAGTGATGTTAACGATTATAAAGAAATTGCGAATGAGTTAATTCGTTATTATGTTGCAAATGCTTGGGATGTTGAAGATGTTGAGAATATGGTTATAAAAGCTAAATGTTTTGGTAATATTCAAACATACGGTCAACGTACTTATCCACACTATCATCATGGTTTTGATGGTGTTTTGATAACTTATCTTACAGTTGGTGAAGAATTTACAATTAGTAAGGAATGTATGGATAATGGTGATTGGGATAATTTTGTAGGTGTTTTAGAAAAACCCGAAATAAAAGAAGGTTATGCAAGTATTAATGTGAATGATATGATGAACGCACAAACACATAGACCCCCAAGTACACATCCTAAAGAATTTGAAAAAGGTGGAAATATGTTGTTACTAGACCCATTAGCTAGGTCATATCCCTATAATAGAAAAGCAAGAGCAATTACACCAGAAAACGGATTGAGTGTATTACATCCAGGCTATTTGTACCATGAATCGAATACTTATACTGGTGCTGGGATTCGTGTAGCAATTATTATTAATTTTAATGTACACAATAGTTCCGCAGACTCATTGACTGACTTATGAACACAAATTTGATTAAACTTTTTCCTACAACGATTTCGATAACAGAAAACTTTTTAACGAATGATGAGTTAGAATTTCTTTTGAAAGTGGTGAGAGATTTAGAGACTGATAAACATGAGGTAATATTAGGAAAAGGTGTTTCAAGTAATACTGTTAAGGATTACTTTCCATTTGGTCGTGGGGTGAAAGATAAGTTAGTAGAAAAAATAAATGAGTATACAGATACTATGGGTTTGTATAGAGTGTCGATAGATAATTCTTGGTTTAATATACAATACCCTGATAGTCATTTAGAGATTCACAATCATCCAAATTCAAAAGTTTCTGGTGCATTGTACTTGAAGATTGATGAAAAAAGTAGTGAACTTGTTTTCCATGATGCACATCCATATCATACTTGGAGAGAACATACTACCAATAATAATTATAATGGTGATAAGTGTTCAATAAAACCAAGTGTCGGTATGTTAGTTTTATTTCCATCTTGGTTAAAACATTCGAGTAATATTAATAAATCTAGTGAAAGAATTGTTGTTAGTTTTAATACAAATGATTTGGACTTGCCATTAGTTCAATATAGAACTTTACCTGGCGAAAGAATGAAAACTAAGAATTTTCAAAAATGATTTGCCCTCGTAGCTCAGTTGATAGAGCACCTGATTTGTAATCAGGATGTCGGGAGTTTGAACCTCTCCGAGGGCTCCAAAAAGGAGAAAAAATGAAAGTTAATCATGTAACCCATACACCACAGTCTTTTAATTCTCTACACGGTAAACAATATCCTAGACCATACGATAATGTAATGTTATATTGTCGTTATTGTCAAACAAGGATAGAGATTAAAGTTTATCACCCTACCGCACAACTGGAACATTACCAGTTAATCAACCTACCAGAAAGAATTGCAAAACATATGGAAGATCGTAAGGTACATTGTAAAACTTGTGATAAGGATTTTCTTCTTGAGAAACAACATAAGGAAGAAAAGTTTGACTTTCATTTAAAATTAGACTGTTCTAATATGTCGGGTGGAATGGAAGAATGGTACGAAGATTCTATTCCAAAATACTCTAATGATACTTACGCATGATAAAATCTTTCTTTGCAAGTAAAAAATGGGCATTATGGGCATATGGTGGTTTATTGTTCATATTGGTATCTATGTGGGCACAAGTATCACTTACTGTTGCAATCAATGAATGGTATGGTGGGTTCTATGATCTCATGCAAAAGTCAGGTGAGTATGTTAATAACCCACAAGTCGGGATAGATTTATTTTATGAAAGGTTAATATCATTTGACCTAGAGGATAAGTCATTCTTTATGCTTGCAATGCCATTCATGCTTATTCAAACTTTTACTGATTATTTTATAAGATGGTATGGTTTACGCTGGAGAGAATCTTTGACATTTTACTATATGCCACAATGGATGAATGTTGAGGAAGAAATTGAAGGTGCATCACAGAGAATACAAGAAGATATAAAACGATTCATAATGATACTAGAAAATCTTGGTGTCAACCTTATTCGTACTGTAATGGTTTTGATTGCATTTATTCCTTTGTTGCATGGATTAAGTGAAAAAGTAATTATTCCTTATTATGGGAGATTTGACGGAAGTTTGGTTTGGATTGCATTTGGAATATCCATTGGTGGATTGATTATTACATGGATTGTGGGTTCAAAACTCCCAGGCCTTGAATATAACAATCAGAAGGTTGAAGCTGCATTTCGTAAAGAATTGGTATTTGCAGAGGATGATAAAAAGAATTACGCAAAACCTGATACGATACTGGAATTGTTTACTGGTATCAGAATTAATTATCAGAGACTATTTAATCATTATGGATATACCGAAGGATGGATAAATGCATATAATCAATTTATGGTTATAGTTCCTTACCTATTAGTTGGTTCGGGATTGTTTACAAAATTAATTACACTTGGGGTTGTAGTTCAAGTTTCTAATGCGTTTGGTAAAGTACATGAAGGACTCGCATTTTTCCTGTTTCGTTGGGTTTTGATAACTGAATTCCGATCCATATATAAGAGATTATCCGAATTTGAGGGGAATTTAAGACGATTTAAGACCAAATAATGGCGTGGCGAATACCCTAGTAAGGCATTAATAATTTAACCTCAAATCGACTCTGAGAGAGTCAAAAAGTCCTTTAGAATCAATAACTTATAACCCATTGATTTTAAAGGATTTAACTTTTCCTTACATTCCTGACCTTTTTTTGGTATATTATTAACAGAATATTAAAATTGGAGCAAATTATGGAATCTATTTTTAAGATGATTACTGGAATATTCTTTGTAACATTTGTACTTTGTTATTTCCTTGCGGCTGTATTTGCACCATTTGGTATTGTTTGGTTAGTCCTTGCACATTAATAAGTGGAGTTGAAAAATGAAGAAACTTTTTAAAGTTGGGAAGGAATACTTTGAAAAAAAGTCTGATGCAAAATTATATCGGAATAAGTTAGAGGGTTATACTCCTACTCCCGATAAAGACGGAAAGTACCCTGACCACAAATGGAAGTATGAGATTAAACGTGGCCCAGACCATTGGAAAGGGGAATCAAAATGAAACCATTTCCTATTTGCGGTTGGGTAAATCAAAATGGTGATCCTGCTATTATTGGGTTTGCAGGAAAAGCAAGAAGTGGTAAAGATACTGCTGGAAAATATCTAGTAGATACTTATCAGTTTCAACATTATTATTTCGCAAAACCTCTTAAAGAGGGTGTGAATAAAATGTTCAATCTTACCGAAGAACAGATAAAGAACAAAGAGAAGGTTGTAGAGCCTTGGGGTAAGTCTCCAAGAGAACTTTATCAGTTATTGGGTACAGACGTTGCAAGAAAGATTGACCCGAATGTTTGGATAAAAAATGCAGAAATGTTTCTAAAGAGATGTTCTGGATTTTCTGTTGCGATTACTGACGTTAGGTTCGCAAACGAAGCAAAATGGATTCGGGATAAAGGTGGTGTCGTTGTATTTCTTACAAGTGAGACAAGAGGTATAACAGACCATACAAGTCATGCATCTGAAAACGGTTTAACTGGTGATGATGTTGATGTTGTTATTCAGAATGATGGTACAATCGCTGGTCTTTATGCACAATTAGAAGGTTTAAGGAGTGAACAAAATGAAGTCATGCAGTAAATTTGAAACAGTTTGTTGGTTTGCACTAGGAGTTGTTTGTGCAATATGTTTGATATTCGCATTTCAAGGAGTTGCGGATTTACTTTATTAATTAGGAGTGTTTTACAATGAAACATCTTGCGTTGATCGCATCCTTCTGGATGTGGAGCATATCGGTTGCATTTGCGACTGATACATTTGAAGATCGTTTTTTAAATCTTGGTGTTGATGAAGATTTCACAAAGTTAGAACGTGGAATGATTAAAGACCAAGTTAAAAACTTTATTCCCCCTTTACTAGTTCCTGCCGTTACTGGACACGCATACGTCCTACCGCCAGGTCTATTCAATTTTTCTACAAGTTTTAAATTTGTTAATGTTGATGAAGATGATTGGTATAAAGATGGTGTTAGTAGTGATCCTATTCATAGAGAGAATCAGGTTCAACGCCGTTTTTTAACGTCATCCTTAAAATATGGTTTTGATCTTAACCGAAAATACTTTCACAGTTTTACTGCGGTTGTTAACTTAACATACGAAAGTTCTGTTAATAGAGGCCCAGTACGTTTACCTGACATTGGAAACAATGCAAAGTCTGTTTTTAATACAGGAACATCCGAAGGGTTGCAAGACCTCAATATTATGATTAAGAAGAAAATTTGGGATCAAGGTAATAAACCTCTAGGATGGGCGATTGCGTTTGGAGTGTACTTACCTACTGGTGATAACAATTCTAAAGCGGGTGATAATGGTGTCATCTCTGTTAAGGATGATACAACTGGAACGGTTACTAAACCTACATTCAAAAGATTTACTGATACTGGTGAATTACCAGCAGGGAGACAATTAGGACAGGGTAACATTTCTTATAAATTTGCATCTTTTTGGACTAGACAAATGTTGCCTGGCGATATGCCCAGTTTCCTAGAAGGTACAGTATTCGATAGAATGGCCGTACATTGGGGATTTGCGTATCGTTGGAATTCTGAACATGAAGGAGTAGATGCTGGTGATACTGCAACAATCTTTGCATCAACAGTTGTTCCAGTATATAAAGATTATTTGTCTTTACAGATGTCTCAAGTGCATAAATGGCAAGAGAACGATAGTTATGATGGAGACTTTAAATTTCCCAATGCGAGTACCGCAAAACCTAGACCCGATTTTCGAGGGGGTTGGTTGAGTTTGGTAGGGCCCAGTATAATATACAGTCCTGACCCATTGGTTCGATTTACTGCATCATACTTACATAGACTACGTGCTCCTGATTTGGGGCCAAGTCCAAGTTATGTTGTAAACTTTAGTGCTGCTGTAACTTTCTAGGAGATTATATAATGTTTAAATTGATTTTTACAATCCTGTTTTTGATACCATCTTTAGTGAGTGCGGAATATATTATGAACGCACCAGATGGTAGGAGATTACATCTTAAAGAGGGAACTTTTCAACCTGATCTAAGTCCGTACCGAAGTAAACTTCCAGAGGTAAAAATTCTGGATAGAACTTTTAAACCAAAATACCAACAATGGGCGGCAAATGAGGAATTCGAGATTTCTCAAACTGGTTTGAATAACATGGTTCGTGCATCATTACCCCTTGCACATAACTCTGCATTTATTTGGATGACAAACCAACAAATGTATTGGAACGCAAGGAATAATTTGGGATTTGGGTTTGCTGCTAGTCATGCTGGAATTAATTTTGTAAACGGCCCTTATTTCACTTTAAAAGCAATAGAGTTGTCAAAGTATAATCGACTCTATCGGGATAGAGGGGAACGTACTTTGTCTAATAAAGATGTATTGTTACAATGGTACTTACCTCTAGTTTGGAAACGTGTTGGTATTCCAAGATTCCCTGATGATGGTTCTCCATCCTATTTGGAATTTGAAAGTGGTGATCCTCATTTCGTTGCACCTACTCCGATTGAAGATACGTTTAATGATCCTCAATCTGGAAAGAATGGTAAGTGGGGTGTACCAGAATATTTCCTACAAAATCGACAATGGAGATGGGATAGGGATGGAATGTCAAAATATCTTGACATGGGTAGTATTGGTATTATGTTGAAACGTGCTAGTATGTGGGTTGATTATATGTGGAAGTCAACCCATAGTGGAAAATCACCTACAACTCAAGATGCACGAATTACTCTAGCGGGTAATGATGCGGAAGAAGGGTTTAGAGGAATGGCACTTGCAACAACTAGGGTGAATCAGGTACTTGCATTGAAATCACAGTTAGTTGCAGATGAACATGGAAAACTTGGTGGGGTTAATCCTAAGACGTATGACCCAAGAAACGGACTGAAATATTTTCCTCATAGAATATGGCCCAATTTACTACTTGCTGGAGATTTACCAGAAAGACAATGGGATTTTGAAATTGATGACCCTCGAAGTCTTTTGTTCGATCAGTCTGCATTACTTTGGGGTAATGCACATTTCTTTCAATCAACATATCGAATGACTGAAATGTTTACAGACAATCCCCCTGTAGATGGTGGAATTCTTGAAAAGAATCTTGGTGCAGTACCACACTATCTTGCAAATATGCAGATAAAGAATATTGTGCAGATGCATACAAGGGATGATCTTTTAGTTTCAGAATGGGATAAGGGTACAAAATGGGAGATGAAACTCATTGATGTCGGATTGACGTTTATTGCTATGAAAGAGTATGTTGACCGTATGCGTGATCCTCAAGCATTATTGGGAAAAGATGTAGATGACCTTGAACCTGTACTAACTAAAACTGCAACAAGAATCGTTACAAGAAATGCAGATTATCTATTAAAGTTACAGGGTGAGGATGGATCGTTTTGTCAGTCTTATGATGTTATGACCAATGATCCTATTGGTGCGTGTAACAAGTCAAGACCGAACTTTGTCGGTATCTTTGCGTTACTTGAATCGCATAAACTTACACAAGAAACCAAGTACATTGAAGGTGCAAGAAAGACTTGGAACTATGTATGGGAAAACTATTGGGATGAACCATCAGGATTATTCCGTAGTACATTAGGTGATGATACAGTTATCATTCATGCATTGGATGTTACTGCACAATTACGAGCATATAGAGAGATGTTGTTCGCAACACCTATCCATATGTCAAAACCATTTATTACTAAATTTTCTCGGTGGGCAGTACAAACTTTGATGATGTCGGGAATGATTCAATCTGAGGAAAATCGTAGTGGTGAACTCGGATTAGGTATAGGCACAGCAGATTGGGATAATGATGGTGTGCCGTGGTTAGGTAAGGGTGATGGTGAATTCGGTATTGCACCAACACTTGCGTTAAAAGTTGCAGTTAACATTGGTAGGGTTGGAAATAATAAATCCTTCAATGCATTGAATGGACAGAAACATTATGCAGAGATGTATGGTGGTAAGATTAAATATGCATATCAAACATCTTCCATTGATGGAATGAAATTACCAGTTAAAATGGATATGGAAGATTGGGTAGAACGTGATGAGTTTTTAAGATGGGATGGTACAGTTATGATGTTACCCCCATCTAAAAAGTTTGAACGTGGTAGTGATTTGTCAGGGAGACAAATATTCGAGATGAATTGTGCTCATTGCCATGGATATACTGGTGAGGGAATTACTGGAATATCTTATGCTTCGGACTCTTTGGTGAGAACTAGAGATGATATGTTTGAAGTTCCTAACAATGGAAGATTTACTCGACTGATGCCAGAGTGGGGTATTGGTAACAGGGATGAACATGGTGGGGTATTAACCAAAGATGAAATCTATAAAATAGTTGATTACATTCAGAGTGATGGATTTAAGAAAGTATTTAAGGATGTTCAAAAGGGTTATGCATTACCTAATTATCCCCCTAAAGACCCTTACTTCTTTATCTCTAGGTCTTATGATATGGGTAAGAAGAAACCAGCAACAAAAGAGGATATTGCATTAATTATGAATTTGCAAAGAGATGTCTCTAAAACTGGTAAACCTGTTAATATCATTAAACGACTTATTGATGCAGAACATAATGGGGGTGCAAAAGGTCAGGTAAAAACTGCGACAGGATGGAATGATGAAAGTTATGGTGCAATTCTATCCTACGACAATAAGTTACAAATGCATTATGCAACAAAACCATTAATTATTATTGAGGAGACAGAAGAAGATGAATAACATTTTGAAGATTTTACTACAATCTATTGCTATCATTGGACTCATTTTTGTAGCATTTAGTATATCGGATGCAAAACCGAAATACAAAGAAATTGAGATAAAAAACGGTACTACTCTAAAAGGTAAAGTAACTTGGATGGGTAAGATTCCAACACTACCGAAGATCACCGTATTCAAACATATGGATAAGTGTGGTCAAGAGGTTGTAAATCCAGCACTACAAGTCAATCCTTCTAACAAGGGAGTAAAGTTTACCGTTGTCTATCTTGAGAAAGTTAAAGAGGGTAAACCACTAAATCAGGATAAACTCAAGGTTGGGAGACAAGGGGTACTTCATGCTGGATTGGACAAAAAACAGCAACCTGATAGTCAGTTGTGTAATTTCCAAGAACACGTTTTTGCATTTGTAAGAACAAAAAGAATTGGAATGTATAACATGGAAGATTTACTACATAATCCTCATGCATTTGGTTCTAATGGTGCAACACTTTTTAATGTTCCATTACCTGATAGGAATAGAATGACTAAGAAGAAATTTAAACGTGTTAAAGGTGTCAACCGATACCAATGTGATACTCATATTCATATGAACGGTTGGATGCATGGATTCGATCATCCTTACTTTGCGGTTACTGATGCGAATGGGAACTATGAAATCACAGATGTTCCGAATGGTGAGTATAACCTAATTACATGGCATGAAGGATATAACATTGAATCTTTTGCAGAGGACAAAAGACCTGTATATGATGCACCTCATGTTATAAATACAAAAATAAATGTTAAGGATGGGGAAGTATTGAAATTTGATTTTCAACTACCAGTTCGAGAGGTAGAGGTTAATCAAAAGAAAATGTCCAGACAAGTTTCTGGACATTGATTGTCGTATATCTGTTATATTTGAAACATATTGGACAGGGGTTCGATTCCCCTCTCCTACACCAAAACCTACAATATGTGGGAGAATTGGTTTCGACAGTATGAGGGAGAATATCACGGCGACAGGATGTGAGTGTGGCATCCTAAAAACACTCAACAACTAAACGCAAACTCTAACGAGTATGCATTGGCTGCGTAAGTAGTCGGAGTCCGAGGGTACTTGGCAACAGAAACCCTCACAGCTATAGAATTAGCGGGTGTAGCTCAGAGGCAGAGCAGTACGTTGCCAACGTACAGGTCAGGATTTCAAAATTCCTCACCCGCTCCAGATTACAGGGAAAAAGTTCCTTGTATTTACAATCAGTTTATGATAAGCTGGTTATGTTGTTAAATTGAATTTTTAATTTTGAGAAGGAGATTGTATGTCAAAGACAATGGGAAAACCGAAAGTCGGTATGAAGAAGGCTCGTAAAATTACTCGAGCGGAAGCGGATGCTACAGGATTGCCACGTTGGGTGGAAATCTATACTTCACCAGCAACTGGTGAAACTGCGTTCAAAAATTGTCAACTACAGGGTGGTGCAAAAACTGTATTTGCTTGTCGTAGGGCGTTGAATAAATATTGGGGTGTGTAAACTCTAATAAAACTTTTAGGGGTATGGGAAACCATACCCCTTTTTTAATTATGAAATACTTATTGATTGTTATTTCCTTTTTGTTCTTGACAGGATTTTCTAAACAAGAAACTACTTGTCTTGCACAAAACATCTATTTTGAAGCAAGAGATCAAAATATTAAAGGACAAATTGCAGTTGCATTAGTTACTATAAATAGAGTAAAGAGTAAAAGATTTCCAAATACGTTTTGTAAAGTAGTAAAACAAGCAAGATATAGGAATGGTAGGTTAGTTAAACATAAGTGTCATTTCAGTTGGTTTTGTGATGGTTTATCTGATATACCTAAAGATAGGATTGCATGGAAAGTCTCTTTAACTATTGCAAATGCTATGTTAGAACATTCTGGTTCTCATATATCAAAGAACGGTACAAAATGGAAGGTCAATGATTTTTTGAATGGTGCAACACACTATCATAGATCAGACGTTAATCCATATTGGAATCGTAATATGTTAAAAGTTGCAGAGATTGGGAATCACATATTTTACATTGATCCATATAGATTTTAACTGTCGAGGAATGAAATATGTCAGAGAAAAAAGAAAAACAATCATTAACTCCCGAAGAAAAGGGTGTTTACCTTTTCATGGAAGAAGTAAATACAGAAACGTGCAAAGAACTTATTTCGTTTATTCTTACTAAAAGTTTTCAAAGACCAAGACCTAAGAGTTTACAGATTATTATTAATTCGCCTGGTGGTGATTTGAATGCTGCTTTTGCAGTTATAGATATTATGAGGGGTTGTCCTATACCAGTTCATACAGTTGGTTTAGGACAAATTGCATCTGCTGGGTTTATGATTTTTATTGCTGGGAAAAAGGGTGAAAGGATTTTAACTCCTAATACTTCTATTATGTCTCATCAATGGAGTTGGGGTTCATGGGGTAAAGAACATGAATTGGTTGCAGTAAGTAAAGAACATGACTTAACATCTCAAAGGATGGTCAATCATTATAAAAAATGTACTGGTATGACTGAACAGAAAATACGAAAATATCTATTACCCGCTACAGATGTTTGGATGTCTGCGAAAGAAGCATTAAAACTAAAATGTTGCGACAAAATAAAGGATTTTAAATGAGTATAGATGTTAATGCGACTATTGAGAAATTAGTTATTGAAAAGAAAATATCATATATGGATGCGGTTGTTCATTATACAGATGATGTTGATTGTGAGATTGAAATGGTTGCAAAAATGTTGAATAGGTCTATTAAGGATAAACTGGAAGCAGAAGCACAAGACTTGAATATGATGAAAAAGAAATGTTCAAGACTTCCTTTGTAATGTATTGTGATGACCGTTTGTAATTATACAACGTAATATAACGTAATATAACTATCTAGAAGGAGTAAAATATGGCTACAAATTTTGCAGATTTAAAGAAGAACAAAGCAAATAAGTTTGAATCTTTGGTTCAACAATCAGAGAAGTTGAACGAAAAAGTATCATACGTTGATGAACGTATCTGGAAATGTGAACGTGATAAGAACGGTAATGGATATGCAGTTATTCGTTTTCTTCCCGAATGTAAGGGTGAGACAAATGATTTTGTTACAATGTTCACTCATGGGTTTAAAGGGCCTGGTGGGTGGTATATTGAGAATTGTCTAACGACACCAGTTAAAGGGGCACCAAAAGGATTTGATGATCCTGTTGCACAATCTAATAGTAAGTTGTGGAATTCTGGTATTGAGTCAGATAAAAATATTGCGAGAGATCGTAAACGTAAACAGAATTTCTATTCTAATATTCTGGTTATCGAAGATTCCGCAAATAAAGAGAATGAAGGTAAAGTCTTTTTGTTTAGGTATGGTAAGAAGATTTTCGATAAGACACAACAAGTATTAAAACCCGAATTTGCAGATGAAGTTGGTTTTAATCCATTCGACTTTTGGGATGGTGCAAACTTCAAGATCAAAATCCGTCAGGTAGATGGATATGCGAATTATGATAAGTCTGAATTCTGCGAACCATCTGCATTGTTTGATGGGGATGAAGAAAAGATTAAGAAGGTTTGGGAATCACAATATTCTTTGGAAGAACTGTTGAGTCCTGATAAGTTTAAATCTTATGCAGAATTAAATGCAAGGTTTAAAACTGTTACTGGTGGTCATAGTGCGGATTATGCTGAGACTATTGAGGAAAGTGCAGAACCAGTTGCAGTATCTTCAAACTCTGCACCGTCAGAGAATTCTGAAAGTGAACCGAATAATGATGAAACAATGGATTACTTTAAGAAACTAGCAGATCAGTAAATAATGAGGGGGAGTGTCTATTACAATATTGGTGTATCACCAATAGTATGAATGAATGACCTAGGCATCGCTGTGAAATCCGTTAGACGGTGATACTCCCCCTTTTTATCTTTGTTGTGGTGATAATCCCTTAAACTCGTTATTGTCTGCACTTTTTATTCCCGAATCAATTTTTACATCACTTGTACTGAAGGAGTAACTATCTTGCGAACCATTATTATTCATATAAACATTACCCCCTTGTTTGCCCGCAAATTGATAATCAGGTAGTACAGGGGCGATATTCATCCCTCTTTGTTTTGAGTATGCACCTTGTAATAATGTAAGATTTTCAACAGCTCTTTTTCCAACATCCATAAAATAATCACTAGGCCCATCACCTTTAGTATTCCATAAAACACCCATATTAAGATTATACCCCGGCCCACTATCATTTCCATCTAAGATTGCTTTCTTTAAACCTGGCCAGTTGCCTTGTGTATAAAAGCTAGAACCCATATTGTATGCCATATCTGTTAATGCAACTTTCGCAGAACCAGTTAAACCTCTCCAATTATCTTCACCTATCCACTTCTTGGCCATTGCTTGAAAGAATGGCCATTCAAGTCTCATTAATGCTCGACCTTCTGTTTCGCTTATTCCTCTTTTACCGTCATATAATTCTTTTAAGGTTCTATCGGTGATTCCAACAAATTTTAATTGGTCTGCGGCACTTTCTTTATCTAAATTGAAACCATAACCAATACTCCTACCTATTGATCCATCTTGTCGTTTATCGTCATAAGAGAATGTTCTAAATTGTTCATAACCCATAGTATTTTTAATACCAAGAAATATATCATCACCTACGACTGTTTTAAAATCATCTTTGAGTGCTTTACCAATCGATCCTTCACCTAAAACATTAGCAACTTTTCTAGTGGATTCCCCTAGTGCAGATTTGATGTCAAGAAAATCTTCTCCAATTTTTGGTTGATCTGTTTTACTAAGAAATGCTACATTCTTTTTTAAGCCTGCAACAATTTTCTTTGCTTTCTGTAAATCCTTTTCTGCTTTATCTAATGTTGATTGATCTTTATCGGCATCAAATAATTTTCCTTCTACCTCGCCAGATCTTGCACCACTCAAGAATTTCCATTCTTTTAAATCTTTTACTTGTTTTTCTAAATAAAATGCCCTTGTCTCTGCCTCTTGAATCATTTTTTGATTACCTTCATCATAATTAAATGCTCCACGAGGCGCCTTTCTTTTCCATCCTAAAAATTCGGCACCTTTCGGGTATTTATCCATAATCCAATTATGTATTGAATCTGTATAACTCAAAAAGGTATGCGCCATCAACTGCAAAGTTTCATCTACTCCTCTTGTTACTTCATGTCTGTAGTGCCAAGCGAGTGCGGTCAGACCGACAGCAATACCGATAGGATGCAAAGCAAGTCTTACTGCACCTATAAGTAACATGATACTACCACGAAGTAATGCACCGACTTTTGTAACAAAAGATTTTGTTGACATACCAAATATTTTTGAGATAAGAAACATCCCAACAATGGTATTAAGAAATGATGTGAAACCCTCTGTAAGTGTGGGGCCAAACCAACTGGTAAACACCTTATTAATATCTTTTGTTAATGTTCCATCATATCCAAATATAGCAGTTGCAACCCAATTTGCCATGTTTTTAAAAAAGTCAAGTGCAAACTCTCCAATACTTTCTATTGATTTTGTAATACTCCACATTTTTGCAAAAAAATCACCTTCTTGCCAACCTTCAAAGTCTTTCGTTAAATTATCCATTAACTTTTTTAGATCATCCATTGTGTCCATGAAAAAATTGAAAGTTGCTGGGAGAGTATACTTCTTGAACCAATCAACAAAGGGTGTCATAAACTCAATCATTTTAAAGAATAATTCTTTCATATTGGTAAGAAACTTTTTTGTATTTTCCCATAGTTTCTTTATATCACCAACACTTAGATTTTTACCGAGTGCAAAAGCAGTCATAATTCCTAAGAACCACATAAAATATGTTTTGATTTTATCCCAAACTTTTTTCATACCATCCCATATATTATCTCGTTTTTGTATCATCCAATCTTTCAATCCCATCCAACCTGACGAAAACTTTTCACCCAATTTTTCAAACATCTTTTTGAGTTCTTTTTTAGTCTCTGATTCTTTTTCTACTGTTTTCATTCCAAGTTGTGCATTAATATCACTTGTTTTTTTAGTTTCTTCTACAATTTCTTTAGTTTGTTCTTTCGTTTGTTTTTCAATATCTTTAGTTTGTTTATCTGTTTTTTCTTTTAGATCATCTCGTAACCCTTGTAGTTCTTTAACAACTGCGGCCAATCCTTCTTTATTATCTTTTGCTTGCATGAGTCCGATTGCCCAACCATCTGCTCCTTTGGACATATCTAAGCCACCAGAAGATTTTTGTTGTCCTTCTTCTCCTACTCCTCTTGGATCGGGTGGTGTTCCCCCTTTACTGGGTGGTTTTTTCATTTTTTAAATCCTTATAGGTTACTTGTTACGTTGTTGTTCTTGTTGTTTTCGTTCTTCTTCTAAATGTTGACTTAATAATTGTAAATATATTTCTTTTTCCCAAGGCAACATACCTTCAACCTCAGATAATGACCATTTGTGATGGTGTATCAGACTAAAATTTGTATTATAATAGTTCTGTAGACTTTCACTACTGAGGCTTAACCGAAAAAAGACTGTAGACCCTCCAAGACTTTTTTATCTTTCCATCCACAGACTTTTTTATCTTTTCCCTTACCTGTTTTAAAATTACATTTAAGTTCAACTTCATGTGATAATTTTGGCATTGTATTAAAGAATTCTTTGATCTTCTGAAACTCTGTATCGGGTAATGATTCAAAGAATTCATGTAATTCTTCTTTCGTATGATCTTTAGCAGGATATGTACTATCTTTATCCCATATAGTTTCTAGACAACTTACTAATGAAGTGAATATCATTTCTACATCTGAATCTGATCCATTTTCTTCCATACCTATTTTACTTTCAATCGAAGGGTATTTCATTATTATACCAATGTTATCAGTTAATTCAATTTTATTAGTATGTTCCTTTTCAGTTTTAACACCTACATTCATTAAATTGACATTGAAACTAATTGGATTTTTACATTCTTGACATTCTATTTCTAAATCTATTTCTTCACCTTTAGATTTTGCTCTTAATTGTAAAAAGATATACTCAAGATCAAACATTGGTAAAGTTTTTGCATTGACTTTTTCTGATACACAACTATCAATAATATCTGCTACAGCATTCATTATAGTTTCTTCTTTTTCTGTCTCTAATGCTAAAAGAAGTATTTTTTCTTCTTTAACTAAGAAGGGTCTGTAGTTTAACACGTTCCCTGTTGAGGGTAAGGTTAATTGATATTTTGGTGTAGTTATTCTTGGTAATGCCATTTCATGTCTCCTTTAATTTAATAATATAAAATTATGTATTAATCTTATTATGCTTCGAATACGTCTAAATTAGAATTATTTCCTCTGGTATTTACTCCCTTTGGTGGATCATTGTTTACGCCAGGTTGTCGTCTATCGGTCAGTCTCTTTTGGAGTTCTTCAAATTCTGAAAACGCATCATCAGATTCTATGTTACTTAAATCGGGTAGAGGTGAATTAGGTATATCTTCAAATATCTTTCCCCCTGACAATCCCTTGCGAGGTTCTACTATCATATCTCTAAAAGTCCAATTTACTGTCATCCTTTGGATAGTATTTGATGCACTATAATCTAGTTGCAAAGGTGAAAGTAGTTTTGGGTATGCATCAACTAATGTATATTTACACACACTTCCTATATCACTAGTTGTAGCAAATTTTTGATGTTTAGATAATTGATGTATTTCTAATGTTCCAACATATTCATTAAACCAACCAACACTTTGATTTGGTTTATACATTAGGTCTTGCCAAGTTTCAAAGAAATGATACTCATCCATTGATTCACTCACATAAAATGATGATGAAATTTCATCAAAGAGTTTATCGTATACATATTCCTTTTTAAGTCCATATGTCTTGAGTGCTTTAGTTGCTATATTATTGCCAGGTATAGAGATTTGATGACAATTAAATCCAATCTGTCTAAGTTTAGAAAGTCCCCATTTTTTTATTAATTTTGAAGCAGGAGTCATTACAATTTTAAATAAGGAAGGTCTTGCCCACAATCCTGATTCATTACCAATATCCCTGACGAATTTACTAAGTGTATTATCATGCGTAGTTCTCGCATCACCTACATCTGGATTTACAACTCTACTGAAACCTATAGGAATATTTGTTCCAATAGTAATTCCTGGCCCAAAAACACCAGAACCGCCCCCTCCGAAGATTCTTTGGAGATTTAGATTTCCCCCAACACCTCTACCTCTTTGGTTAAATATATTTCCGCCTAGTCTTATAGCCATTAGTTGTTAGTTCCTTTTAGTATTTTTAATCGTTGTTGTTCCCAAATGAGTTCACTTTTTACTGGAACTCTGTTTTTTGTTATTAGGTTAGTTCTAAAGAACATTTCATAAGAACTTCTCATTACATTTTCCCATTCATCATCATAAATTTGAATTAATGGAGTTTGTAAATTATCATATCTATAACTACGCATACAAACTAATGCTGATCGCCATGGTCTTTGTTGCAATACTCTTAGAAATCCTTTATACTCGAAGAATCTTAAATTACCTCTTACCCGAAAGAATCTACTCAAAGATTTTATTAGATCATCTCTCATATCATTTTTAAGGTAATTAAAATTTAATCCTTGAAATCCCCCTTGAAACAAGCGAGTTACCAAGACAACAGGGTACATATCCCAATAGGGTATACTGTCTTTTGTAACAGTTGTAGCAATATACCTATAAGTGTATAGTCTGCCCCTTAAAGCGACTCCTACTGGATTACCCAGTTTCATTAATTCTGATGGTGAGTTTAACATTTCTTTTATTTATAAGGTTAATGCTTGATTCCTAGTTCTTTTTCTGTAATAACTACAAATTTCCAATCTCTTTTTTCTGCATATAAGTACGCAGCTCTCCATTTTGCCTGATTTACCATGTATGCCATGACTGCTTCTCTATAACCTTTCGTCTTTCTAACTGGTTCTTTAGGTGGGAAACATTGATTACTGGGTTTGATCTCAATAATGTATTTTTGTACTTTTGAATGTTTATCCCTAACTTTTACATAAAAATCCACTAGGTATTTCCTAGTTTTCTTTTCTACTGGATTATAGTAGGGTATTCTGATTGTTTCTGATCCCCATTCCAATACGAATGGATTATTATCTAGGTATTTCATGTAAATTAGTTCCCATCCAGAGCGATGTTCACATTCTTGGAGATTTCCTACATATTTCTCTTTATTCTTTACTTTATATTTTCCAACTTTAGGATATTTTTTCATAAAACTCTTATAAATACTGTTATAGAATATATAGTAGTATTTATAACAGGGAGAAGCAAATGGCAGAAATTAGACCAGACGGTACTGTTGTTTTGGACGAAGTAGTGGTACAGGGTAAGGCAGAGACTAGTAGACTTAGTAGGGGAGCTTTTAAATCGAATAATGCGACTATTCATAAGTACCCATTATTTCTAGATAGGGGAGCACCAGGCCCAGAAAAACAAAGAAGAATTGAAGAACGATCTAGGGAATGTATAAGATTTACTGCTATTAGACAGCCTGGTCTTACTCTAAGCAAGAAGGATATAGAAGCAATTCGTTTAGCTGTTCTGCAAGGGAAAACACAGAAACAAAAACAGATTGCAGCTACAGAAAGACAACTTAATGGTGTTGATTTTCTGGAACAACAAGGAGTTCGTACTGAGGCAGAATCAAAACAGTTAAGGGATAAATTGATCTCGCAATTAGCTCGAGAAAAAGGAGAAAGATCAGATATTGATAAATTTCTACAAACTGGTGGTGCAGAAGGAAGTATAGATGGTTTGAAACTTCTCGAATCTCTTGGTTTTGGAATTGAAGCTTTTATTGACATAGGTAGAACTCAACTCAAACAACCCTCGGTTGCGTTAGAACATTGTTTTCTTTATATGCCCGCATCTGTCGTTTACAATGAAAGTGCAACATGGAATACGGAAGGTATAGGTGCTTTGGGTCAGGGGGTTAGAGAACTTATCAAGAGTGATGCTGGTATAAGTGATATAATGAAAAGATTTGGTTCTGGAATTGTAACAAATCTTGCAAAAACTGCTGCTGTTGCTGGTGGTGCTATGATCGCTGGTACATTTGGTGCAGTTGCAACTGCGCTCGGTGGTGGTGGTGTTACTAGTGCGATTGGTCAATCTTTTAGACTTGCACAGAATCCTTATGAAGAACAATTATTTCAAGGTATTCCATTTAGAGTGTTTAATTTTACTTTTGATTTTATTGCAACATCAGAAACAGAATATCTACAAGTTCAGAAGATAATTAAAATGTTTAGGAAACATTCTAGACCAACATTTGCAATAAATGATGGTAGTGGAACTCAAAACGAAGCACTTTACAGTTACCCTAATGAATTTAATATTGAGTTTATGCATTTAGAGGATGATGTATACCAGACAAATCCTCATTTACCTAGATTGCACAATACTGTATTAACAAACATTACAACTAACTTTGCACCTGATGGATGGATTGCACATGACAAAGGTGAACCACTTTCTATTGTTGTCCAAATGGCATTTACCGAAGTTAGAAAGAATACAAGTGAAGATATAGATAAAGGTTACTAAGGAGATACTAATGTCATATTTTAATAGGTTTCAACTCATAGGTTATGATATTGAAGGGAAAGAGGATCAACTTAATGTCAAACCGATAACAAATATACTGCAAAGAGTAAGAATGAAGATGGATTTTATTAAGAATAGAGTATTATATGTGGATTTTTCTATTACTGATGGTGATACACCTGAGTCTATTTCTTATGATTATTATGGTACTAGTGGTTTGCATTGGATTGTTTTATTTGCACAACAAATTACCAATCCATATTATGAATGGCCCTTAACATATTATGATTTGAATAGATATGTTGACAAGAAATATGGTTCAACTAAACTTGACCCTCATCATTACGAAGATACGGATGGTAATATAGTTAATGAACCAGGCACACCTATTGGAAATGGTACTACGGATGTTTATGGTAATGCGACTACCATAAGTAATATGAAATATGAAGAACTGGAAAATGATAAACGTAGACTCATAAATCTTATCAAACCAGAATATACTGGTGGAATTGAAAAAGAATTAAGTAACCTATTATCGAAACCATAAAATGCCAAAATCACCAGTTACATTTAGAGCGTCTGATGTAGACATAGAATTCATGGAGTTGTTGACCGCAAGTGGAACATTCGAGATACTTCCACAAGCTATATCTTTGAATTTATATGAAGATATATACAGACCTAACATTAGTATTGAAATTGGAATGAATGATTCTAAGGATATTCCTTTTTTAGGCCCAATCGTGGGTGAAGAATATTTGAATATGAGATGGGCAACAAAATCAACAGGTGGTATGGACACACAATCAGAAGTTTGGCCTGGTGATATGCATTTGACAAGTATTAAACAAAGACGTATAACAAAAGATCGTCAACAGATATATGTTCTTGAGTTTACTTCTAACCAATCAATAATAAATCAAAATAGTAAAATTAGTAAATCATATAAAGGAAAGAGAATAGATCAGATTGTATCTGATATTGTTGATAATTGGTTGGATTTAGATGGTCATGCAGATAATGTTGTTATAGAAGCAACTAAGGGTATAGAGAACATTGTAATACCGAACTGGAAACCATTTGATGCGATTAACTGGTTATGTAAACGTGCAATCAATGAAAATAATGTTCCGAACTTTATGTATTGGGAATCTAATGGTGTATATTACTTTAGAAGTATAGATACGTTATTGAAAGCACCAACTGTACAAAAGTTTAGATTGAATCCAATATCTACTGATTCTACTAAATTGCAAAGTGCAAAAGAAGGTGTAATGGAACTAAATAATCTTGAAATTGCTAGTCAATTTGACGTTATAAGTAATGTAAGGAATGGTATGTATGCATCAAAGTTAATTACCCATGATATTACTAAAAAGAAAATAGAAGAAAGAGTATTGGGTTTGGAAGAACTCTATAATAATCATATAAATCATGCAGACCCATTTATGCCTATAAGTTTTTCGGAAACAGAATTTACAGTACAAGATAGATATGAGTTTGCAAATTCTATTAGTCCTAATAAAAAGAGTGGTGGTCAATTTCAAAGATTCTATGATAGTAACATTAGTTTTTATCCAAAACACGATCAGATGTATGCAGAAAGTGTGAATGATCTTTATGATAATAATGTTGAGGAATGGTACTTGAAAAGAAATGCATTGATGAGTACACTAAATCAGATAACATTGAATATTCGGTTTCCTGCTATTTCTGGTTTGCAAGTTGGACATATGGTTGAAATTGATGTTCCTGCGGCGAGTAAGGTATTGAAGGATTCAAGAGGTAGAGTTGCAAATCCAGAAGATTTAAGAGATAAGTTTTTGTCGGGTAGATATATCATAACAAAAATAAATCATCATCTTGATATGGTTGATGCTATAGCTCCTATAAAATATACAATGTCTGCACAATTAACAAAAGATGCGGTTGGTAGTCCGATACCAGGCACATCAATACCTAAAGGTTAGATAGACTATGATGAATATATGGCAAGGTGTAGTTGAAGATAGATATGACCCATTGAAGTTGGGTAGATGTCGAGTGCGTATTCTTGGATTGCATACTACAAATAAGATAGATGGTGAAGGAATACCAACAGAACATTTACCGTGGGCAACTCCAAGTCAACCGATAACATCTGCAGCTATGAATGGTATTGGTACGACACCAATGGGGCCTGTTGAAGGTACTTGGGTGTTTGGTTTCTTTCGTGATGGTGGTAATGAACAAGAACCAGTTATGATTGGAACATTCGGGGGTATTCCCGAAAAGGATTATAAACATGATCCCCAAAAAGGTTTCAATGATCCTTTTGGTACTTATCCATTAACTACTCATCTTGGAGAACCTGATACAAATAGAGCAGCAAGAGGTGGTGGTGCAATACCAGTACCGTTGCCTGGTTCTTTAGATACGCCTGGTTCAGAGGATTCACCACACTTAGTTAAGAAACGGAAGGTAAGGAACAAAGGAATTCCTACTGCTGTTGCAGGGGATATTTCAGCAGCTATTGCAAATACTGGTAATAGTGGATTGTATGGTTTTTCGCCTTGGAACGAACCTAATCCTAGATATGGTGGGGTAAGTGATAGTGATACTGAATATAATATATCAGGTGGTATCAGTTCTCTTTATCCATTCAATCATGTTCGCATGAGTGAATCGGGTCATGTTGAAGAATGGGATGACACACCATCTGCGGAGAGGATGCACCGTTATCACAAGTCAGGTACGTTTGAAGAAATACAACAGGACGGAACAAAGATTGTTAAGGTAGTGGGTAATGATTATGAAATCATCTTGGGAGATAATGATGTTTACATAAATGGAGTTTGTAATGTTACTATTCAAGGTGATTGTCGTATGTTATATCAAGGTGATCTTGTCCAAGAGGTTTATGGTGATTATCATTTGAACGTACAGGGTGATATGAGAACAAAGATAACTGGAAATTGTGCAACTGAAATGTTAGAAGATAGAAAAACTATCGTCAATGGTTTTGATGATCTATTGGTTGGTGATGATGCATTATTGAATGTTGGTGGGAATCAACAGATAGGAATAGGTGGAGATATATCAGAGGTAGTTTCGGGAGATGTACAGAATGTCTATCTTGGTGGTTGTACGGAAACAACTGGTCTTGGTGGACATCGCCTGTTAAGTGCTGGAAGTATAGATATTTCTGCATTGATGAATTTAGGTTTATCATCTATTCTTAATTACAATCGAACTACTATGGGATTATCAACAGAAACCACAACATTATTGCATAGTGAAATATGTCTAGGTGGTAGAGCTGAAGCAACTACTGGTTTTAGTAATGTATTCGCAGGCACCTATATTAACAGATCAGGAACAATTAATTTGAACTAAGGAGTATATAATGCCAATTACATTTACAGAAGGGTTAACACCTAATTTTCCCCCTGACAGTTTTGATACTGAACGTGAACATATCAAATTGTTGTATCAACAAGTTATAATAGGTGGTGCATATGTTAATCCACTAGAACCAGAAGTAACTACGTTAATTACAAAGATTAAAGATCGCAAGACTGAATTGACTAATGCAAAAACTACGGTTGATGCAAATATAGTAACTTTGGAAGGATATGTAGTTCCAGTTGATCCTCCGACCAATCCTCCGACTACTAATCTTCCTCCTTGTTGGGAACAAGCTGGATTTGGTACAAGTGGTATTAATACAATTATAAGTGCATTACAATCATTGTCTAGTTCATTACAAACTGGGATTGATACAACAGAAGCTTTGAGAAATGAACTTGAGACTGTTGATATTAACAATTTCAAATTGCACATGGAATTATTATCGGGAGTGGATGAATTACCCCCATTTGATATTATTAAACCAAATCAACAAGAACTTATGGGTTTAGTTCGTGCGATAACAGATATTGAACACCGATTCGGTGTTACGTTTACAAATTATTTGGTACTGGTATTCGAGACATTATTTCTTGCAGACTTAACTGTTGCAAATGCACAGACATCAGTAAATGTAGACCCTCTAAGTGGTACTTACCCTGACGTAATCACTAGAGTCAATGCGTGTCCTACTGAAGCAAATGCACCAACTAATATTTCTAATGATATAAATGCATATGCAACTCCCCTTAATGCATGGAATACTGACGTTGCAACACACAAACCGATTTTTGAACAACATATTGCAGATGATACTGCGGAGTATGATTCGTTGAGAGATAAACTTGACCGATATATTCAAGCATATAATATATCACAATATATTACTGACCCTTACTATGCGTTCATGTATACAGATGTTTTTGGTAGTAGTGCGGTCATAAATATTATTAATCAATTACAATCAGGGGAAATACAATAATGTCATTTAATCCAACTGATAGTCTTTCAAATGCAACTACAGTAACTATAATGGGTCAAGAGTTTACCTTACCATTTGCTACTGGTCTTGGTTTGGCTGAAACTTTTGCAAGTGGTACTTTTGGCCCGCAAGGTGGTCGATCTGCAGCTAGATTTATGGATAAGGATGGAGTCCATTGTATTGGACACCCTCGAAGATTAATTGTTCAAGGTACGGTTTTCATAAATCAACGACTTGCTTCTACATTTGCCGCTCCTAATACACCACATCTTAGACCAGCTTCGTGTCCAGTTTGTTGTACTATACATTCTGCACCTTTGATTCAAGGTAGTAGTACGGTGTTTATTGGTTCTTTACCAGCAGGTAGATGGTTAGATAGAGTTTCTGGTTGTACTTATGTTGCATCTGGAAGTATGAATGTTTTTATAGGGGGGTAACATGAATAATAGTAGTAACTGGTTACTATTATTATGTGCAACAATGATGATTGGAGTCTTATTATTTTTCACAATACCGAGTTGTATAGGTAAAGATTTACATTGGGGTAGTTTGCATAGTAAATCTCAATTTAAATAAAGGAGTATAAAATGGCAAATCCAATATGTAATTTATCTGCGGATTTAAGTAAACTTACAAGTGCTATAGGAGAGGGGATTGGTGATCTACTAAACTTTTCTGGTCTATTCGGGACACCCGCTGGTTTGTTAGCATTACAAGCAAGATTAGCATCTACTCTAGCTACGATTGGTGCTGATTTATCCAAACTACTTCCCGATATACCATTCTCGAAACAGTTTGAAAGTTTAGCAGATACGTTAGGTGATCTCGCAAATGGAATTGGTGGTGGTCTTACTTCCGTACTTAATAAGTTTGGTGATCTTCAAAATCTTATAGGAACATCCATAACCGATCTTGCAAATGGGGCACTTAATGCAGTCGGTGGTCTTTTAAACTTTAACCCATGTGGTGATGGTAGTGCGATTCCTAATATTGCAAGAGACTTAGCAACTGGTCAACTTATACAAAGACCGAACATAGGGATAAATAGAGGGTTGACTAATTTTGCTGGAAGAATAGCATTAGGAAGGCAACTATTCAATAATCCTTTGAGTATAGTTTCAAGTGCAAACATCAATCTTGGAAGTATCACTAATGTATTAGATGGTGCAAATGCATTAAAGAATAATGTCATGGGTTCAATTACTGGAATGGGTAACGCAATAGTAAAGTTACCAAGTGGTGAAGAAATATTCCAAACACAAGATCAGTATATTTCAAGACTTAAAAAACTTGCAGAAGATAGGTTACTTGAACAAAACAAACCAAAGATTACAACAACCGAGAATACTGTATCAACACAAGTATAA